CTCGGGGCTTTCGTCGAAGATCGCCCCGGCGAGGTCCCGGCGCCGCCCGTGTTCGGCGGTCGGTCGAAGGTCCGCCCGAATGTCACCATCCCGCCGCGCGACGGAATCGACCTGTCCGGGCTTCACACCCGCTATGTGAACCCCGGCGAACTTGAGACGCTGATAACGCTGGTCGAGAGCGTCGAGCCGCGAACGATGATCGAGGTCGGATGCAACAGCGGGCGGACGGCGAAGGCTATTCTTCGCAATGTCCCCAGCCTCGAGCGTTACGTCGGAATCGATGTTCCGCCCGGCTATGAGTTCGCAAAGGCGGTTCAGGCCCGCGAAGTCCCGCCCCGGCCCGGTGAAGAAGCCCTGGACGACCCGCGCTTCCGCCTGTAGCTGGCCCGGCGCGGCACGTTCGACCTGACCGCGGCTGACCTTCCCCGCGCGGACGTGGTCTTCATTGACGGCGACCACGGCGAAGCGGCGGTCCGGGCCGATCACGCCCTCGCGCTGCAGCTTGTCCGACCTGGCGGCTTGATTATTCACCACGACGACCACGACATCGCGACCGTTGACGTTCGCCCGACCCTCGACGACCTTCACACCGAGGCCGCCCCGATCGCGCACGTCCTGGGAACGTGGCTCGCGTTCCATACGGTCAAAGGCTAGTCTGGCCGCCCCAGAGAAGGAGTCCGCTTATGTGGGTCAGGTTCCTTAAGGCCGACCGCCATCGCATCCGCCCGGTCGAAGGCGGCGTCGTGTCGTCGGTCGTCGCATACAAGGCCGGGACCGTCGCGAACGTCCCGAAGGAATACGGCGAGCGGCTGGTCGCTGAAGGCAAGGCCGAGTCGACCGTAAGCCCGAGAAAGGCGACCGATGTCCCGACTTCGGCTTAGGTCAGCGGCGACCGTTCAGCGCGCCAGCCCGAACCCCGCTGGCGACGGCGCGGGCAACTTTCAGGACGGCTGGGACGACTTCGTCGGCCCGATCGCCTGTCAGATCATCCCGCGCCCGTCAGGCGGCGAGAATATGCGCGAGGGCCAGATCGCCAGCGCCCAGACGTTCTTCGTCGACTTCCGCGCGACCGTGAAGACGCGGGCGATCGACGTTCGGGACCGGGTTCAGGAGGTCGGCGGCCAGGGTCGGCTTCTGGGCGTGGTCGCAAATATGTTCCAGCCGGGTCAGTCGACCGTTCGGCTTACGTGCGAACAGACGCCGGTTAAGTCGCCCCAGCCCGCCGACTGGGTCGAGGGCGGCGAGACGGAAAGCCCGCCGACGTTCCCAGTCGGGCCGTGAAATGGCGGTCAAGTGGAGAATCAAACGGGAAAGCAGCGCGCGGGAGCGGTTCGGCGCGCAACTGCTGAAGATTACCCCCGAGATGGCCCGCAATCTGGGCTATGTAAACGAGAACGGCGCGGAACGTCTGGCGGCGATGATGGTTCGGTTTGCCCGTGGGTCGAAGGACTCGGGCGACCTTATTGCGTCGATCAAATACTATTCAGTCAACAAAGGCCCCGGAGGCGGGTTCGCCTGGCGCGTGTCCGCTGGCGACGAAGACGCTTATTATGCCCGAATGGTCGAGTTCGGGACGATGGGGTCAAAGAAGGGTCAGGAAGTGACGAACGCGAGCGGACGGGTCCGAACGTCGGCGCGGACTCACGGCGGAACCGACGCCCAACCCTTTTTCTATCCGGCCCTTCGGGTTCTTCGGCGGACTATTCGGCGGCAACAGCGGGCGGCCATCACGAAGGCGGTCAAATCGGCGACGTCCTGAAAAAACTGTATGACATTCCCTCAAACCTATGTCATACAGTTTTGGCGGGCGCGGAACCCCGCGGAACATTTCAAAGGCTGAACCGATGACCCCGACAAGTCGCCAAGTTCGTAACTGGTTTAACGCAGCCGAGGGCGTTCGTCGTCGGACTCGCAGCGGCCAAAGCCATTTGACCACGGTCGAACTGGTCGGCGGCCCTGTCGAAATGATCGGCGCGACGCTTTACGGCGCCGTCCGCTGCGAAAACGGTATTTTTTCCGGCTTCGCTTGTATCAGCGTCGGCCCGCGCGGCGGCGTTCGCATTGAAAATGAGCGGTATTACAACTGACTCGGCTGGGGCTTCGGCCCCGCCTTCCCCTTCCCTTTTGAGAGGCTGAAACCATGACGACCCTTTCCCCGACACAATACGAAGGCGAGCGCGACCTGTTTCGGCAAGCCGCCGCCGAAGGCTTAGACGCGGCGATGAAGGATTTCGCCGCCCGTCAGTTTCGCGGCGCTGCGACCGACCGCGTCGAAGGCATCCGCGACAAAGACCTTCCGGCGTTCTTCCGCGTGGTCGACGCCGCCTTCGATGACGCGCTGGCCCGCTACGGGTTCAAGGTCGCCGCCGCCGCCTGACGGCCCCGCCCAGACCGCCTAGAAGCCCTCCGGTTCACGCCGGGGGGTTTTCGCGTTATGTGTCCCCGCATGACGCAGATCGCCGCCGACGCCGTCCAGACTGCAGCCTTCGCGGCCCTTCAGGGTTCGACCGGCCTCGCGTCGGTTTTCGCGGCCTTCGGCGTGACGCGGGTCGGAGGTCTGCTTCCGGTCTTCGACCACGTCCCGAGGGGGGCGGACGGGTCGCCGACGAAGCCTTATCCGTTCGTCGCGTTTGGCGCGGCCCAGGATGTCCCGGCCAGCCCGACGAACGATTGTGACGCTGAAGTCGAGTCGTTTCTCGACGTTGAAATCTGGGACGATGCGAGTTCGCGGGGCCGCACGGGAACGAAGCGCCTCGCCGCCGCGGTCGTGGTCGCGCTGGCCCGCATCCTGACGCTGACCGGCTTCACGATGACGGTTGCGGGAGTCGAGGCTGTAAGGCATTTTGACGAAGCTAACGGCGTCGCCCGTTCCGTGGTAACGCTGCGTTATCTGATGGACCCGGACTGACCGGCTTGGAGAACTGACGACAATGGCGACCGAACCGAACTTCTCGGGGCGACGGCTTCTGATTCGGGTGGGCAACGGCGCATCCCCGGAAGTCTTCTCGCTCTTCTGCACTTTCAACGGCGACCGGGCGATTCAGTTCGACGCGGCCTCGACCGATGAAATGGACATGGACTGCGACAACCCGACCGCCGTCGCGTTCACCGTGACGACCGTCGACAGCCTGTCGGCCACGGTTTCCGGCGCCGGTCGCGTGAAGGCCGTCGACATCCCCGAGTTCTTCGACTGGTATTCTTCCGGCGCGGCCCGGAACGCCCAGGTCGAAATCGACGCGCCGGGCGGCGTTCAGTTCAACGGACAACTGGTTTTGCTTTCGTGGAACGTCACGGGCGGCGAGACGGGTTCGGCGACCGCTGACCTGTCGATGAAGTTCACCGGCCCGGTCACGATGGACCTGACCCCGTAATATGTCCTTCAATATCGAAGAACTGTTCGAAGGCGCGGCGCTGGGGGAAACCCCGGCGCCGTTCGACCTTTCCGCCCTGTCAGTCGGCCAAGCCCTGACGGCCCTGCAAATCGCGATGTCGAAGGAGGGCGGGACGCGGTCCCAGACCATCCGGGACGTTCCGATCGGCCCCGAGTCCTATTCGCTGAAGTTCGGCGTCGGCGAGGCCGAGTTCATTCAAGAGCGGCACGACATGGGGCCGAACTGGGCGCTTCAGGTCGTTTCGTCCGGGCGCTGGTCGGTGAAGCTTCTGGTCGACATCGTCTTCATTGCGCTGGTCGGCGGCGGCGCGAAGCCGGAAACGGCCCGGCGCATTGCTGACCGCTGGGTCGCGAACCGACCCTGGGGCGAGGCCGCCCCGCTGGCCCAGATCATCCTTCAAGCGGGCGTCGTCGGCGTCCCCGATGAAGCACCGGGAAAAGTCGAGGGGGAGGCGACGACGGACCCGAAGACCTTCCCCGCGGAAAAATCCGGTTCGCCCCCATCTACGGACACCCCGCCTTCGCCGGAATAACGGTCGCGGAAATCCGTGCTATGTCGTGGTGGGAAGTCAGCGCGAAGGTCGACGGCTGGACGATCGCGAACGTCCCGCAAAAGACCGAAGCGCCCTCATTCGATGATTTCGAGGCCGCTTTGGCCCGTGAAGAAGAGCGGGCCGCCCGCGGGAGTTAATCGGAATGGCGAAGGACGTCGAACGCCTGGTTCTGGAACTTTCCGCCGACGTGTCGCGCCTCGAGCGGGGCATGAGGCAAGGTCAGCGGGTCGCCGAAACCCGGACGCGGGCGATTGAACGTTCGTTCGAACAGATGAACCGCCGCACGTCGCAAAGCGTCGCGAGCATGGGCGCGAACATTCAAACGGCCATCGCTTCGATCGCGGTCGGGGCGGCGGCGCGGGAGGTTCAGCAATACGCCGACGCATGGACTCGGATGTCGAACCCGCTTCGCGCGGCGGGGGCCGACCAGGCCACGGTCAACGCCCAGATGGAGGAACTGGTCGGGATTTCGCTTCGGTCGCGCTCGAGCCTCGAGGGAACGGTAACGCTATATAACCGACTGACCGCCGCTTCCGGCGAACTTGGCCTGTCGCAACAGCGAGTCGCGCGCATCGTCGAGACTGTGAACAAGGCGCTTGCGACTTCGAACCTGACCAACGCGGAAAGGTCGTCGGCGACGACTCAACTGGCCCAGGGCCTCGGGTCGGGAAATCTGGCGGGTGACGAACTGAAGGCCATCCGCGAGAACAGCCAAGTTCTTGCGCAAGCCATCGCCGACTATTTCCAGACGACGATCGGCGGGCTTAAGGAACTTGGCGCGGAAGGCAAACTGACGGCGATTGGCGTCGCGCGGGCCATTGAAGCGGCCCAGGCTGGCGTCGATGCGGCTTTCGCGCGGACTAAGGCGACCATCGGCGACGCCTTTACGAATCTGGAAACGCGCACGACCCAGTTCATCGGCCAGCTTGACGCCTCGACCGGCGCGTCGGCGAAGTTCGCGGCGGTGGTCGAGTTCGTCGCGAACAATCTGGACGAAATCGCCAAGGCGGCGGGTTATGTCACGATAGCGGTCGGGACTGGGCTTGCAACGGCGATGACGATCGCGGGGGTCCGAACCGCCCTCGCGACGGCGTCGAACATCGCCTATCAACTGAGCCTCATTCGGATGATGGCGGCCCAGACGGGCGCGACGGCGGCCCAGGTCGCCCTGAACGGGGCGCTGGCGGCAAACCCGTTCGGTCTGGTCGTCGTGGCCGTCGCGGCGCTGGCGGCGGGCGTCGTCATTCTGGGCGACCGCATGGAGGGGACCGCCGCCGCCAGCCGCGAAGTGAAGACGGCGAACGATGCGCTGGCCGCGGCGACTGATGCTTATACCGCCGCCGCTGACGCCGCCGCCATTGCGACCGGCAAGGAAGCGGACGCGGCCCGTCAGGCTGCAGCCGAAAAGCGCGCCCTGGCAATCGCGGCGCGGGACGCGGCGCGGGCGAAACTGTCGGAAGCCGCCGCGACCGTGGCCCTTATCGAAGCCGAGGCCGGGCGCCGACTGGCGCAAGAGATGAACACCCCGCTGCGGGCCGGTTCTGAAGGGTCGACGACCATCATCAGCCAAGAGGACCGGCGCCGCGTGGCCGATGCGCGGGCCGGGGCGGCTGCAGCGCGGTCGGCCATTTCTTCGGCGAATGCGGCTATTAGGACGGCTGACGCCGCGCTGGCCCGGCGCGACACCGGGGCGCCCCCGCCCGCCGCCGCCGCCCGGAGCGGTTCAGGCCGGGGCGGCGCTGGCGCTGTGTCTGACGAAGCCCAGAAGGTCGACCGCCTTCGCGAAGAAGTCGACCGCCTTGCGTATGACATTCTAACCGACACCGAAAAGGCCGCCGAAGACTTGGCGAAGGTCCGCGACACGCTTCGGGCGGCGGTCGCTGAAAAGATGCTGACCCCGTCGCAAGCGGCGGCCCTTGAGGGCGGTTACCTCGCCCAGGACTTGACCCTGACCGGGAACGCGAGCCTGAACCCGCTGGACGACAACGCGGGCTATATCGCGGGCGAACTTCGCGCCGGTCGGGCGGCCAGTCAGGAGCGATACGACGAACAGGGGCGCGAGATGGCCCGGTCGTTCATCGAGATTCTGACCGCCGACGACATCGGCGGGGAACTGGGCCGACGCTTTCAGAACGCGGCATTCGACAATATCGAAAAGGTTCTGGGGAACCTGTTCTCGCAAATCTTCGCCCAGCAAGGGAACGGCGGGGGCGGTGGAGGGAATATCTTCGCCGCCATCGCGTCGGCCATGTTCGGCGGGAACCGGGCACTGGGCGGCCCGGTGAAGGCCGGGAAGGCGTATCGGGTGAATGAGAACACGCCGAACAGCGAGTTCTTTATCCCCGACCGCGACGGCTGGGTCGGAAACATGAAGCAGCCTCGAGGCGGCGCGCGGGCGGTCCAGAACGTCACCGTCCGCAATGAACTGTATCTGGCCGGGGCCAGCGGCGACGCGGTGATTTACGCGAACGTCCGCGCTATGATGGCGGCATCGCAGCGCCAGACGATCGCCGCGATAAAGGCCGGGGCGCCGCAAGCGCAACTGGAAAACACGCTCTTGAGAGAATAGGCCCCGCCCGTGCTGACCTTTCCGTATGCGACCCTCAAAGCGAAATCGTTCCGGCTCGACCTGGTCGGGAACGTCGTCAGCGGCGGAATCACGGCGTCGGGCCAGCAACAGCGGGTCAACGCATCGGGGGGCGGCCTGTGGACCCTCGCGCTCGACTTTCCGCGTCTGACGATGCCCGACCAGATTCGGGCGTGGCGGGCCGTTCAGTTCGGCTCGGACGGCGGCGTCGAGCCGGTAAACGTGGCCGTCTGCGACCTTCGCCAAGCCCCGACCCCTTCGGTCTGGT